TCTCGCAATAGCCGAGGTCAGCGAGTCGTATAGTTCCCCAAGGATCTGCTTCATTTCCAATTCCTTTAGCAATGCAATTTTTAATAGAGTCCTGCACATTAAAGGCGGCGCAGTTACCGCACAGGCTTTTCTTTGAATCTTCGATGCTCACGTCCCAGGTGTCTGCCTTGTTACGCCAAAAAGCCTCGTTTGGCAGCTTAGGGTTCTCCGGACCATACTTGGCAGAGGTGATTGCCTTGGCGCGGTTCTTCAGATTCAGCACCACGTCCTGGGTAGGCATAGGGCATTTCGCCACCTCTTCCTCCGAGGTCATCATCTGGTTCATCGCCGCCGCATACTTTGCGGGTACGTCGCGTGTAGCCATACTATCCCCGCTTTGCTTTGTTGGTGGCGGTGCGCTCACCGCGCATGGGCAGCTTGGCCTCAGACATCGCAATCGCCATCGCCTGCTTGGGATTCTTCACAACGCGCTTGGTCATGCCCGAGTGCAGCTTACCCGCCTTGTACTCGCCCATCACCTTTGCAATCTTATTCGCGGCCTTGTCAATCTTCATGGTTTCGCTCCTTGTGTTGGATGCGCAATTATGCAACGCGAGCAAGGTTACGGCGCAGCGGCTTGCTCCAGGACACTTTAGCACCGCCAAATGCACCGATCACCGCGTCGCTGGCAAACGTCAGGCAAAAGGCGTCGGCGCGGTCCGGACTCGGGAAACCGCGCTTTCGGATCTCGTCCTTGCCCTCAATCTGAATCTTCCCGCTGGACGTGAATGAGTACCGCACGATGGCCAGCTCTGCCACCAGCGCCTCGTCTTTTGGCATCTTGCAGTCCCGCCCCTCCAGCCAAGCCTTGGCCTTGTGCCACAACTCGGCCTTCAGATTCCGGTAGGTCGCGCCCATCGCTGGACTCTCTGAGACGTTGATGCCGCGACAAGGCAGATTCAGTTCCCGCAACCGGTCAACCACTCCCGCGCCCAGTCCGATTGAGTCCACCAGGATCTCAGTCGGTCGCTCGCTTGGTGGCAGGGACTCGTACTCGGAGACCACCGCGCCGGTGAGTTGCATCAGGTCCAGGTTCTTCCATGTCTTGATTGGCTCGGTCACCGCGTTACCCTTGCGCTTGCAGAGTGCCGACCTGTCCGACCCAAACCTGGCAACGTCCAGACCCCAGACCATTGGCGCCGTCGCGCTCGGCTCAACGTCTCGCTGCTGCGCCATCTCCAGCAACTCCATAGGGATGACGGTATCGTCATCTGAGCGTGGAAACTCGCCTAGCACCCTGATCCGGTAGGCGTTTGACTCCTCGCCGTAACGCGCTGCCATCTCTCCGAGGTACGCCTCAGAGACGCGGGGCGAGTCGGCGCAGCTCACCTTCATCGTGATCCAATCATCCTTGAGGCGGTTGTGGGTGTCGTAGAAGAAACCGGTGGAGCGCACCGGATTACCCAACAACAACGTCACCGCCTTGTGACCCGACATCGAACCGGCAGCGGCCTCGAACACCGCCTCGGGGATGCCTGATGCCTCGTCTGCCACCAGCATGACGTTGTCGCTGTGGACGCCTTGGAGCGCTTCGGGTTGCTCTGCGCGGCTGGTCCTGGCCGAGATGAACGCCTCGTTGGGAGCCTCCTTGACCTCGACCCTATCCTGCTTAACGTCCAACTGGTCCGCAAGCATGGGCGGTAGCTGCTTAACCCACCGCTTTAGTTCCGCGAACAGGGCGTCGTAAAGCTGGCTTGACGTTGGCGCTGTAACCACAATCTTGACAGGGAACCGCAGGAACAGATACCAGAGCATTGCCCAGGCGCTTGCGGTTGACTTGCCTACGCCGTGGCCGGAGCGTACGCTAATGCGTCGGTTTCCCTTGGCAATGTGATTTAGAAACTCTACTTGCCAAGTGTCAGGCTCGGTGTTCAGCACCTCCCTGACAAACAGCACTGGGTTGTTTTTGTACAGCAGGGCGAACTCGATAAACGGGTTCTCAGAATTCTCAGAATTTTTTTTTGTAGCCATAGTGCGTTATCGGGTAGGGGGTAGGGGGTCAGGGGAAACGTGGAATCGGTGAGTGTTTAGGTACTGCCACAACCGCCCCGCCGCCAGCGCCCCGCGGGGGGGGGTCGGCGCGGTCCGTCGGCCAGGGCGCGGCCACCTGGCGACGGGCTGCAGCCTGTGGATAACTCAGCACGCTGCGCGTCCCCTCTGACGCTGCGCTATGGTGCGCGTAAGTCTATGATTCCATTGAGTATTTCGCTGCGCGTCTGCACTTAGTGCAACAGAACTACTTAATACAGTGTCCAATATGTGAATGAAAACAGGGTAGTTATGCCTGTTTCTGCTTAATCTTTGAGCAAATGCACTCATTCTGTGGATAACTTTGGCATCTGGTCTGTGGATAACTGCTCAACCACTTCGACATGGCGCAGCGCTTCCATGCGTAAACCCTGGATGTTGATGTTCACCGACTGCGCTTTGTCAGTGCCGTAGGTCTTCCGATCCCACCTCTCGGCCAGCCACTGCCGCGTCCTGATGCGCTGCACGTCGCGCTGGCCGTTGTCGGCGTCCATGTTGTCCGCAATGGTCAGTGTCTCGCAGGCGAGATGCGAGGCCGCTTCCACCCGCGCGCGTGTAATTATAGTTTCATAGTCGTTGTCCGATATCCAAGTGTCGAGCGCACGCCGTCCGATGCCTAGGCCACGGCATATGTCTGCCTTGCTGCGACCTTCCTCAAACATAGACAGGATTAACTCGTCATCGATGTCCTCCAGCAGCGCCAGGTCTGCTCGTACTTTCGGATTACCAGGCATTACAAAGCCCTCCAAGCGCGTTTAGCTGGTGCAAGCACCCTGCATACCACCTTGTTCCATAAATCACGTCCTGCGCTCATTCTTAGCCCTTTCTGCTGCCTTCGTGTCGAATAACTTACCGCCTCGGAACGGTTTGCTGATGTCGATGTCGTTCGGCATATCCTCAAACCCGCTACTGCCTTGCGGCGTCACGGGAACCATTGTCGTACCTGGCAGTGCCGCCTTAATCTCGCGCACCTGTTTGAGTGTCGGCCCATTCATGACCACCTCGAGTTCCGCGAGTGTCCAGATCGAGCGATTTCCTTTTTGCTTACGGAATTGTTCGTACCAGGTCGCCATCTTCTTGTCCTTGACAACGACCAGCAATCCATCGTCTTGCATCATGTACTCCATGCAATCGATTTTAGGCATCTGCTCAATGCCTGCCTCAGTCGCCCACCTGGTCAACGCCTTGTAGGCCGCAATCATTCCCTTGATGGCCTTCTCCAACCGTTCCTCGTCACGCGCCTGGCTGGCCTCCCAGATGCGCTCCCGCTGCGCGTTGAACTTCCTACGGAACTCGGAATCCACCAGGTCAATCACTCTTTCAATGCCCCAGACCTTCTCATGCTCCATCTTCGCCAGTTCCATCTCCACCATGAGCGAATGCTGGTAGACCTTGAAATAGTCGGATGGGAAAACGTCAGTCTCTACAAGTTTTTTAGTTGCCATCAAAAGAACCCCCGTACATCTCGTATATGTACACACATTTCGGCGTACACCGTATATGCGTATACATTGTCTTAAGACAATATGTGTATACACATATACGCCATACGGTTTTGTATAAGTTTTCAGCGTATAGTTTTATATACGCTACGCAAAAAACTATACGCTTTAGCAACTGTAGTGCGTATATAAAACTATACGCCACCGTACATAAAACTATACGGTACACACTAAACAGGCGCAACAAACTGTTCATCTTTATCATCCTCGGGGTACACGACCCAACAGTAATTAGCGATACCGACCTTGCTGCACTGCACCAATTGCTTGGCAATCAGTTCGTTTTTTGCGTTGTTCCATGTCACCCTGTTGTCGCTAGGACCGCCATAGCTGCTCCAAAACTCAGCCTTCCACTCGTCATACATCACCGTTTTGTGGCGCTCATCCCCGATGTTTGTCATATGACCATTCTTCTTTATCGCGGCGTGGATGGCGTTTAGGGCAATCTTTGGGTTACGGTTTAGCTTGTCCTTCACAGCTTTGGGTTTCGATGCCTGGGTCTTGGCCTGCTGCTGGAGCGCCTCGTCACTGGCCCTGACCGCCAGGCTGATCTGTGAATCGCTGATGCCAAGTGCGCTGGCCTTAATCTCCACCTTCACCATCTCAAAACCAATACGAACCCCATCCTGGCCGTCTTTCTGTTTGCTGATCGTGAGAATGCCTGATCCCGCTATCGGGCTGGACGGGTTGGGCGTTGCGTCAACCTTCATCAGTTCTAGTTGAGTGTCCACGGCTCCAAGGAGAGAACTATGCCCACGCAATCCCTTGGTGGCATCCTTACCCGAGTGATGCAGGACCATCATGGCGCACCCCAACATACGCTGTATCCGTCCCGCGTTGTGGATGAAAGCTCCCATATCCTCTGAGTTGTTCTCGTTGCCACCGCCAAACGCTCGGGCTAACGTGTCAATCTGCACCAGCTCAAACTGGACGCCTGACTTCTCCATCAGATCCTTAATCGAGGCCACCAGCAAGTCGAAGTCCTCGGCGCTCGATCTCATGTTTATGGCTGCCCTAATGACGTAGATCTCGGCTCCAGGTTGCGTGCGGTTGTGCATCTTGCAGGCTTTGATCCTGGCGCCGATGCCGCCAAAGCCTTCGCCGCAGATGTAGAGGACAGCGCCTGCCGCCTGCACCTCCCGCCCCATCCACAGCCTGCCCGTTGCCACTGCCTCGGCAATGTCCAAGGCGACAAACGATTTGTATGAGCCTGGTGGCCCGTACAGGGCGCAGAACGCCTTCTTCGGTAAGACGTTGTCTATAAGCCACTCGACCGGCTCGTCCTCAATGTCATCCCAAGCCTCAATGTTGAGCAGTTGCCGTGGGATGAGGATTGGTACGTTCGTGCTAATTTCTGGCTCTAGGGAGGTGACCACCACCTCTGCTGGCTCGATCCACTCAGGAGTAATGACTTGGTCTATGGTGGTGACCACCGGCAGCGCCTTGGCTAACTCTGCCAGCTTGGCTCGATTGCCGCCGTCCGCTACCCACTCGTAGGCATCGTCACCCAGATCCGGTAAGTTGAAGTCGAGCACGCGGATCGCCTTGGCGACCGGCAGCAGCGCCTTCACCACCCGCTTGGCATACTTCCAACCAGGCGCGTCGCAGTCGGGAACCACTATCACTACCGCACCAGCAAAGTATTGGGTGATGTCCTCCGGCCAGTGCCCAGCACCGGCGTGAGACGTTGTGGCAATGGCGCCTATGCTGACCAGGGCGTCCGCTGCCTTCTCACCTTCCACCAGGTAGATGGCGCGTCCGGCTTCCCTGGCGTTAATGAGTTCCGGCAGGCGGTAGGGCACTATCCGCGCACCTGTCATGCTGCCCTGGCGTCTGCCTGCGGCATCCACCTTGTGCAAGCTGTACGTCTTACCTTTTTCAGAATTTACTTTGAACCGGCGCTTTACAAATAGGGTATCTCCTACCTCGTCCTTGTATTCCCACTCCTGTTCCAACTGCGGCATCGTCATCAGTTCACCTTTGATTAGCGCGAGACTGTACTCCTGGCGCTGAAGTGCTGGCAATAGGTTGCGTTCTCTTACAGCGTCAAACACGCTGTGCTGGTCGCACCCGCCGTGGCAATGGAACAGCAGCTTTCCATTGTCTTCCTTGATGGAGAGGGACGGGTTCTTGTCGCCGTTGCCTCTGCCATGCCCAGCCACAGGGCAGCTTGCAAGCCAGTTCCCGTTCACCTTCTTGGCGTTGCCCAGGGCTTTGGCTATTGTTTCAGTGTCCATTGTCTAGTTCTCAATTTTTAGAGGAAAAAAAGCCGGTGGAGATCAACCCACCGGCCACCAGACTACTGGTTAGAAAAACTCTTCATCGTCCATCACGGGTGTAGGCGCAGGCTTCGCTGCTTTACGAACAGGAACACTAAAAGCTGGGAATGCTGGCTCCGGCTCAAACTCGTCACCCGCATCCGCGTTCATGCCAGCAGGACGCGCAACCCAACTCACCAGTTTGAAGTTTGGAACTCGCGTGTTGCCCTTGCCAACCTTCTCGGCTGTGCTGTTGACATACTCAATTACAGGAAGCTTGCCAAAGTTGTCACCGGCAGCTTTCTCAGCTTCGTTGTAGATCTTTTCAAAGCCCTTGCAGACTCCATACGAATTAGCCGACCAACCGACCAAACCAAGTTCTTTTGAGTACAAGGTTACTTGGAAGCCCCTCTTATAGCCCTCGCCTGGTGATTGGCTCTTAGCGCCTAGCACCTCATCCGGCTGCCAGTCGCGCATTCCTGCGGCAATCATTAACCAGCCGGTCTGGACGCTATCCAAGTCCATGACCACTTTTTTAAGTTGGATTTCCTCGCCGTCGCGGTTCGTCCAGGCGTTGGCCTGGGGAGCAAAGCGAATGTAGCTGTTACCACTACCATTGGTGTTTGAAAGATTTAGCATTTCAGTTTCCTAAGTTTCGTGCGTTAGCACAGTGTTAGATGTCGGAGGATTCCGTCATCTTTGCCAGAGTCAGTCCACTTGAGACCTTCTCTGTCAAATCGTCGAGCAAGTGCTTGTCGCCCTTGCTTAGTAGTTTTTCAGCTTGCGCTGGCGTGATCTTTTCTTCTTTATAGAGTTGCTCATAGTCCAATGGCAAGACTGTCAAATCAGCGCCTTCGGACCACTTGCGGATGGCGCGTTTCGGGACCAATTTCCAGCCTGGCACTGCACCACCACCTTCTAGGCGAGTAAACGCCACCTTCTTCAGTTCCTCGTAGAACGCCTCCACCAGCTCACCCTGTTCCAGCCAGGTAGCAATCTCGCTCTCGCTGAGTTCCTTGGTTGGAGCCAGCGGCAACTCGTACGCCTTCTCGCGCAGGGCTGGGCAGTGTAACTTGGCAGGGCAATACTTGCAGGCATCGCGTGACGGTGTAGGGTAGGCGTTCATGGTGCTGATCTCGTTGACCGCGGTCATCAACTCGTTATCACGCCACTCATGCAGTTCGGCCAGCGTCATCTCATGAGTGCGGTTTGCGCCGATCTGGGGCTGGACAATGGTCAGCCTGATGGTCTGGAAGTCGCCCAGTTCACGCATCATGGCGAGAGCATATATTTTTAGCTGTGCGCTGTCTGCGCTGACAAAGTTGCGTCCCGTCTTGAGGTCAACGATCTCGATGATGCTGTCCTTGACGCTGTACCCGACAACGTCGCACGTCCCTGATAGCTGAATCTGCATGGTGTTCAGCACCGTACCGTGTTGCTCCACTAAGACACGGCCTAACTCTGTCTCCAGGCGCTTGATGGTGTCCAGGTGCAACTGCGCGAACTCGGCGTTCTGCTCAGTGATGACAATCTGCTCGACCATCTTGTTGATGTAGTTCTTCGGGTCATCCTCTGTCTGCCAGCACATCTCAGCCAAAGCGTGAATAGCTGTCCCGATTTGCGCCGCCTCACCGCTAGGCGACTCAGGGATGCCGACTGACAGGTGGACACTGGCCGGACAAGCCATCCAGCGTGCCGCGGCGCTCGGCCTTAGTTTGATACGTTCCATTTTTCTCTCTCTCTTTCGTGGTCGTTTGAAATAATTGCGTAGGCTTGCTTGCGTACTTCGTTGGTGACCGCGTGCCCCAAGTCATCAGGGTCCAGCAGGCGCTTGAGCAGCACAGTCTTTTCGCGTGAGGAGTCGCGCTCCTGCTCCAACTGAGTGCCCAGCCAGATAATGTGTTCGCGCATGGTGCGCAGTTGGTCAAGCATCACAAAAAGCTCTCTTGTATTTGTTTCACTGGTTCTGGTGCAAATAGCTGACCCTGGGCTACGGCTTGCTCTATGCGCTTGCAGGCAATGTCGAAATATTTGGGTTCGCGTTCAATGCCGATAAACTTGCAGCCTAGCTGGATGGCTGCCACGCCTGTTGTTCCGCTGCCCATGAAAGGGTCTAAGATGGTTTGTGGCTTGCCAAGCTGCTCAATGCACCAAGCCATAAGTTCAACGGGTTTCTGTGTTGGATGCTCCTTGCGATAGGAAAGCACCGACTGCTTGTAAATCTTTGCTGGGCCTTTTTTGTTTGTCCAAGCCTGTTCGCACATAGCCAAGGAAAACTCCTGCGGCTGCATCTTGTCCCACACAAAAAAGCATTGTGATGGTGGCAAATCAAAGTAATTGCCGCCCCACAACAAAGCAATGTCACCGCAAGCAATGCAGGCATCAATCAATGATGTTTCAGGCACCGATGCGTCCCAATCCATCTTTTCATGCATCTGGCGGACGGGATTCTTTGCAATACTAATCCCATAAGGAGGGTCAGTGATCACCGCATCCACCTTGCCCAGCGTAGGCAAGATGTCCATGCAGTCGCCAAGGTACAGCGTGGCGTTTCCGATTTTTACAGGGTCAAGCATTTTTCGTTATGTACCAGTAAGCAATCAAGGCGGCATCTGCGCGGCCATCGTCCTTCGCACGTTTGAACCAATCATCATTGTTTGGGAACAGTTCCATAGCACGCATACGGCTGGCATCCTTACCCGCTGCGCGGCCTACAGCCTTCGTCCAGGTCTGCGGGGTGACATAGGTGTGCGGAATCTTCAAACCCACCACAACGCCCTCTATGATGCCTGCACTGCGCCCAAAGTTGAACATACTGGTAACGCCTTGGCCTGGCATCGCGCCAACCTTCTCAATCACGACATGAGAGTCAGGGTATCCCTCCAAGATATTGCGTAACCCTGCCGCGCTAATGTGGCGCTTCTTTGTCTTACCCGAGTCCACTTCAAGCGTGGGCATATCAATAACTTCCAGCAGGCTCTGAGTATCCCAATTGAACACACTGATGGCTCCGCTGATGCCTGGGTCGATGCCGATGACAAAGCTCATTGTTGGCTCTCCTTCTGGAGCATCAGCAGCCTTGCCTCCACCAAGGCGTCGCAAGCCTCTTGCAGATTGATGACAGCGCTGTAGAGGGGCACTACCTTGCCAGTGCTCCAGCGGCTCACCTGGGCCTTGTCAATGCCTGCCGCGTAGGCGACATCAGACAAAGTGAAACCGGAGCGTTCCGCTTTCTCGCGGATGGTCCTGATGGCAGCTTGTGTGGTAGTTTCCATGATTAGATTATCATCTCCTTGTTGATGCATTATACACCAAAAAGACTAGGTGTTTTCCCTAATGCATTTCGCAACTACTGTTTGTGATGCAGTAGTCAACTGCGATATGATGCGTCCGTCATCAACAAACGGAGCTAACATGAAACTCACCAACGACCAGCGCAGCCAGCTAAAGGCTGCCGCCTGCTTCGGATGCAGCCAGATCGACAAGGTCGCCGCCAGCTTGCAGCGCGAGAACCCAGAAGCCTTTTTGCGTGACAACGAATTGCACCAGCGCAACTTCTACCATGAGCCAATGAGTTACGGGTCACCTGTACCCCACCGGTCCTACGTCCAGCGCCTTGTGGTTCGCCGCCGTGAGCTGGACAATGAGCAGCGCCTGATCATGGCGCAGAACCATTACCTTGAGCAAACCTTTCAGATCGGAGTCGGAGCATGAAACAGCTTTTTCTTGACGCGGCACTCTCTGTCGCCATCCTCGCCGGTTTGGTTTACGTCCTTGCACAATGGTGGTTCGCATGATGAACCCACTAGAGATTGAGATCAAGCGCACAGTGTTCGCGCACCTACCCGCAGTCGGAGACTTCGGCATCCTGTCACGCGGCGACCTTGCCACGGTCCTGCATACTGCCTGCACCGAGGCTGCCCTGGCAGGCTGGGCGCGTGGTGCTGATTCTGTGCAACGCCGCCTGGATCAAGAGATGGAGATCCTGCGCCAAGAGTTAAAGTCCATCCAGATTGAACTGGACTATGCCAAGGCCAATTAGCCTAGTCGTTGTGGCGCTCTGCGCCATGCTGTTTGTGTTTGATTCACCGGAGTACGCATCATGGATACAGACGATGATATTGATTCCTGGGCAAGCATTGCCCTTGGCCTGATAGCGACAGTGTTTTTCTTTATTGGCGTCGTTGCCGTCATATTTTCGGCCTGCATGGCATGGGGCTACTACACATATGAGCCTATCTGCGGCAGCATCGCCGCCTTATTTACCCAGGAGTGCAAGTAATGACCGGATTTAATTCAAAGCGTGACGCGGCTTCTGACAAGCATCGCACCATGAGTAAAAAAGACCTGGCTATGGATAGCCTGACGCGCATCTGCGAGATACAGCAGCGCCTAATCAATCAGCTTATTGCTATGGAGCAGAACTCTTATGCTCGTGGGTATGAAGATGGAATGGCGGCGCAGGCCGAGGTGGACATTGCATTGAACGAAATTGCAAAATGATCTGCGCAGAATGCAACGCATGGACCCGCTGCCTTGAGACCAGGCACAAATACGACAACCAAACCTATCGCCGGTATGAGTGCGCTAACGGCCACCGGTTCTCAACGATGGAAAGAGTGAAACTTAAAGAGGTGAAAAATGCAAATAACAGCGACATTTCAAGACGAACAGGAGGCGATCAAAGCGATCCACTCGGAACGCGCTTGGCAGACCCTGTATGAGATCAATCATGTGCTGCGCTCAAATAGAAAACACGGCCTACCTTTTGAGCAGGCCGTGTCTCAGATACAGGAATCTGTGAACGATGCCCTGGCGTTGATCCCGGATTAAGCAGCCTCGGCTTCTTCTTCCTCTTCGTCGTCGTACTCTTCTCCGTCGTCGTACTCTTCTTCGTCGTCGCCCCAATCTGCCTCGTCGTCTTCGACCAGGAGCCACTCGCCGGTCTCTTCGTTCAGCCAGTACCAGGCGTCGTACTCAGCGTCGAACCAGCAAAA